TCTCTGCTGCAACAACAGGTTCGGTGAAAGAAACTATTGAATCAATCAAGTTTCAGGCACCTAAGGCATACTCAGCACAAAAACGTGCAGTAACAAAAGAAGATTACATTACTGTCATTCAACAAAATAACTTAGGTTATGCTTTTGATGCGGTGAGCGTATGGGGTGGCCAAGAAAATCCAACACCAGTATACGGCCAAGTTTTTATTGCTGTCAAACCAGCAGGCGCATATACATTAACTGCCACACAAAAACAAAGATTGATTAATGATGTTATCCGACCAGTTTCAGTAATGACAGTTGAACCAACATTAGTTGATCCAGATTATACTTACATTCAGCTGACTGCGAATGTATTGTATGATACAAAGAAAACAAATCTAACGTCAGCTCAAATACAATCCGCTGTTCGAACAGCAATTAATAATCTAGCTACCACAAATTTAAACACATTCAATTCAACATTTTCAGCAACAGATTTCACAAATGCTATTGCTGCTGTGTCGAATTCAATTATTACTAATGAAATTTCGGTTAAGATACAGAAGAAATTTTATCCAAATTTAACAACACCTTCTACATATAATTTATATTATGGTACATCACTAGAGCGTGGTATGTTTCAAAGTGGTGTAACAAGCACTCCTTCTGTTCAATTTAGAAACCCTTTAAACTTGGCAAACATTATTGATGGTGTTTACGTTGAAGAAGTTCCAACATCTACTGGTGGTTTAGAATCCATTGCTATTATTAATCCTGGTTATGGTTATCAGTTTACACCAACAGTCACAATACTTGGTGATGGTACAGGTGCTACTGCTGAAGCAGTTATTACAAGTTCTGGTTCAATCCGAGCAATTAATGTGTTGACTGCTGGTACAGGATATACAAGTGCTATTGTACAGATTACACCAAATGCCGCTGATACAACTGGCGCTCTTGGTGCTGCTACTGCCACATTGATTGGTCGTTATGGTACACTCAGAACATACTACAACGATTCACAAAATGTTAAAACAGTATTCAATAATAGTATTGGTACGATTGATTATGTTGAAGGTATTGTTACATTGAATTCTTTTGGTCCAATTCAGGTCAATAATGATTTAGGACAATTAACAATCACAGCCAAGCCAACCACAACAATCATTTCATCTTCATATAATAGAATTATTACAATTGATCCGTATGATTCTGGTGCAATCGTTGTTAATGTGACAGCCAAAACAACATGATAGCAAACGGCCAAAACACCTCGATACTGATATCATCACAGCTTCCTGAATTTGTTCGGGATAATCCCGACTATGCGAATTTTAATCTGTTCTTGACCGCTTACTATGAGTGGATGGAACAGAATGGTAAAGTAACAGAGAGAACCAAGAATCTTTTAAATTATAAAGATGTTGACCAAACAACTGATGAATTTTTGGATTACTTCACAAATGATTTCTTACCATATTTTCCAAAAGATATATTAATAGACAAACAGAAAGCAGTTAAGTTTGCTAGAGAATTGTATCAAACCAAAGGTACACCGGCATCATATCAATTTCTTTTTAAAGTACTTTATAATTCTGATTTTGATATATTTTATACCAAGGAGGCTGTTCTCAAAGCATCTTCTGGTACTTGGTATGTAGCCAAATCGTTAAAACTAGCATCAACCAATTTAAACTTTTTAAATATTGCCAATTATAGGTTATTTGGTGAAACAACCAAATCTATTGCAACAGTAGAGACTGCTGTAGTTGCTGGCACTAAAATGGAAGTATTCATTTCAAATATTGAAAGATTGTTTGAATCGGGTGAATTTGTTCGTGTAGTTAATAATGCCAATCAAGATGTCTTGTTTAGTGGCCAGCCACTCAGAGCAAAAATTGTAGGTCAAATTAGCCAACTAAGAATTGATCCTAAAAATAGAGGTTTATTATATCAGGTAGGTGACCCTGTAGTTGTCTATGGTGGGTTAAATTCAAATACAGGCATCGGTGCAACTGCTCAAGTTGGTGAAACAACCAAAGGATCCATAGAAAGTGTTGGTGTGTTGACTGGTGGTTATGGTTATACATTCTCACCAAACACACAGATTGTTATTACACCAACATATGGTGCTAATGTAACAATCGCTTCTTTGGATCCAGATTATAGAAAAAGATCCAATGTTGCTTTGATACCTATCGATTCAATAGGATTAAAAAAAGATATTTTAATTGGAAATACAAATTATTTTTTCTCAAATATTGCAACCTCAAATGCCAATACAACTTTAGCAAATGCTTTAACTTTCACATCACTTACAACATATCCAATTTCTTCTGTGATTGTTAATAATGGTGGAGGTGGTATTACAGTTCCACCATTAGTTACAGCAGAATCAGATTATATCACAGACATTGGAACATATACAGATTTAAAGCTTTTAGGTATATTAGCACCAATACAAATTACTAATGGTGGATTAGGTTATCAAGCAAACGACAAGATTGTGTTTACGGGTGGAGGTGGCCTAGGTGCCGCTGCAAATGTGATTACAGTTGCAGCAAATGGTGCAATCACAAACGTAGCTTATGTTGCTGCTCAATCATATTATCCTGTTGGTGGTATGGGATATTCAACTAGTTATTTACCAGGAGTAACAGTTAATTCAGCGAATGTATCGGCATCAGGTGCTGTATTATATGTACCGGGAATTCTAGGTGATGGTGCCACATTCTCTATTGTTACAGACCGTGCTGGTTCTATTACAACAATCAATGTTATTGATCCAGGTGAAGATTATATAACAACACCAAATGTATCAATAAAGGTACAAGATATCGTGGTATCTAATGTTTCAATCATTAATTTGCCTACTAAAGGTGATACGATTTATCAAGGCGCAAACATTAATGTGTCAACTTATTTGGCAACAGTTGATTCTACTGCGGTGTTGCAAGTTAATGGTGATCCAACACTTTCATTGTTTAGATTGAGGGTATTCAACTACAATTCTAATCCAGACTCAACTAAATTATTGAATATTGATAAAAATATTCACATGGTTATGGCCAATACACAGTATGATGCATCATATAATTCTAATGGTTATAAAAATTACGGTGATGGTACTGCCAAAGGCACAGCATCATTCTTGAACGGTCTTGTGATTAGCCAAGGACAATACCTGACTACACAAGGACAACCAAGTTCGTTTGACGTTCTACAAAGCACAATCTATAATAATTTTACATACCAGATTACAGTAGAAAAAGAAATTGCAAAATATAGAAGTGTATTGTTGGAATTGTTACATCCAACTGGCATGAATGTAATTGGTCGTAACGCTCTGAAATCAAATAGAAGTTATAATTTCCGTAGTGTTGAAGCCATGAATCAGGGACACACATTAGGTTATTACACAAATAATACATCATCTAACGTCACAATAACAACAGACTTTACAAATAAGAGTAATAATATTATTTCTTTTAATAATCTTTCTGGTTCAAATATTGCCACTTATATCTTTACAAGTAATTCTAGTATTTCAATTAAACCAACAAATGGTCCAAATGTTCGTGCTGAGATTACCAATGTAAATACAACAGCAAATACAATTACAATATCAAGTAATATTTGGTTGACTTTTGCAAATGTTGCCACAGTAACAGGAAACTCTGGTGCCAACGTCATAAATATTACATCACTAACTGGTAAATATGATATTGTTAATAATGGAAATTACAGTAATACAGCCTATCCGTTGAAGGATATTGTATATGCTGGTGATAAAGTTCTTGTTGATAATAACACCAGTAAAACGGTATCAACGGTAGACTATATCAATGGTAAGATTTATTTGACTGCCAACTTGTCGGCAAATGCAAATTCATATATGGCAGTCAATAGAACATTCTCAGCAACAGGTAATAATGTTATAATTTATGGTCCACTCGGAACACAGTATACTTAAATCACAATAAATAAACCATGGCAAATAAAAATATCATCACAACTGGTGCTAAGGTATCAGCAGTCGAATTAAACTATGTGGCACCTGCGGCCGTGTCTGCACCATATTATAGTATACCTGTGGCTACCACATATTGTTTTCTTGCTAAAGCAACTCCTTGGACTGATGAAAATAATCCTCCTGTACCTACAGCAGATGTGAAGTATGTGAAACAAGTTCAAAAAAATATATTTGTATCCAAATTAATTGGCATTAATGATATTTCTCCCGTTGTTAAAAGAATTGATTGGACAAGTGGTGTTGTGTATGAACATTATCAAGATAATATTGATATGATTGAACTGGATGCGAATGGTAACTTGATTCATAATTTCTATGTTAAAAACAAATATGACCAAGTATTCAAGTGTCTTTGGAATAATAACGACCTACCTTCTACCATAGAACCATACTTTGAACCAGGATCATATAATACAAATAATATTTTCCAAGCTGGTGACAAATATAAATGGAAATACATTTACACAATCGATACTGGTTTAAAAGTGAAGTTCATGGACAAGACATGGATTCCAGTCACAGTTGGCGCTAATACACCAAGTCCTTTGATAAACACGGCAG